ATCGTTGTGGAATACATCGATCCAGACTCGAAAATGGAATATATGGCGGTGAGGCACACCGAGAAAACTAACATCATATTCATCGCCGGTCGCCAAAGCTGGATCAGTTGCGGCAGCAGGGTATTTGTGGATTCCTTCTTTGCGGAACGTGACCCAGATTTTTCGTTCTGCATGTTGTTTAACTCTTTCTATTGTGTCTCTTTGTTCTTGATTCATAATAACTCCGGTTTTGATATTGTAAAATAAAATTTTAGTTTAGTCAACAGTGACATTGTTCAAAATATAGTCTGCCCAAATTTGATGACCTTGTGCTACTGGATGCTTGCTTGCACCTATGTTATTTAGATTGCTTTTGGATAACCAACTATTAACTTTGTTAGCTTGTTCGATATGCGGCAACGCCCAAATTTTAAACAATGTAGGATCTGTTTCTGGGATCATATTATGTATAGAACGAATGCTGTCAAATATCCAACCAGTCACTAATGTAGCTCGTGGTGGCAAATCCATTTGTTGATATTCTCCTAACTTTTCGATCCAGTTTGATTTTAACACAGTGATATTTTCTGCTAGCTTACTAACTACATTCTGATGCCAAACAAAATTTTGCCCAACAATTAATTTGCAGTTAGCTGGCATAGTTGATGCTAATTGGTTTAATTTTGTTATCCATTCTTGTTCAAACGCATTCAATAAAACATTGTAAAAATTTTCTGTATTTAGATTTTTAAAATCAACGGAACTCGCAAATGTCTCCCCGGGTTCCCTACCGTTTTCTGTGAGTGTAATAACAACAAATATTTTTTTATAGTGGTTGTTTTTAAATTGATCTAATAACCAGGTGACGTTGTTTATAATATAGCTATTTGATCTCCCTGGCAACCCAATGTTAATCCAATCTGCATTTAGTGCTTGACTTACCTTGCGTCCGTATACATCAGATAGTCTTGTCTCTCCTAGGCTATCTCCATAAGTCCATGAATCTCCGGCAGCAATCACCAACGTATCTTTACCAGTTGTATCACTATGATACTCATCAACTGTTATGCGATCTGCGTTAGGTATATTTTCTAACCGCCATTGATACAAAAGACTAGTATAGTCAAGCATTTATTTTATAACTTCGTCTTTTGTGTATTGATCCCAAGATGTAAATTTGTTTCTGTCTTTTAAATCGTGTAGGCTATGACACCAGACACCAGGGTTAGTTGCCTTAAAATCTCTGTCGTCGAGCTTGATTGTAGCATTATACCCTAGTTGATGTACATAGGGTAATTTTACCGAAATCATTGGAATAAACAAAGCATCTTCGGCTAGCATGCCTTCGAGCAATCCTTCTACAGCCTTAACATCAATGTCTAATGTACACCAATATCCGTTGTCTAAAAACGGACGAATCATATTTTCCCAGGCAGTCCATGTATCAGAGTCATTGACTTCGGGGTTAGGAAAACTTTGATTAGCACCAAAATAAATGTGTGCAATTTGCTCTCGAGTTTTACGATTCGATTCGCCAATTGCCCACTCGATTTGTTTTGGATCTTGTAATCCAACTACAAACATAGTCCGCTTGCCAAATGCAGGAGTGTGCTCTATTTCTGTTCCGACAAAGAATTTAGTTTCATCGTTGTGTCCGTCTCTAATCATACTGTTCCTTCAAGTTTGTCTAGTTCTTTTTCGTCAAGTTCTGGCTCTTCGTACTCAAACAAAATGTTAAACATAGTGCGAGCATTTTTAGTTTTCTTGCCTTTGAATCCTCGTGTGCCAACAATTTCCATCCAGTAGTTGTCATAAGACTCAATGATAGCTTCGGCTGTTGCACGATCTGGTGCAGCAAAAATAGCTTCGACGATGTCTTCGAACAACTCATGTGTTGGTGCTGAATAACGCATCATAGCAGGATGTTCGCCAGCATCAAAACGTCGGTTGGCTTCTTGCACAGCAGTTAAATGCAAATACACATTATGCCCCATAAGCAAAGCATACGAGAAACTATCCCAAGATGTCTTGCCTTCTTTGCCAATCTTATTTAGATCGCCGGGTTTGTAGATACAAATATCTTTCATTGTTAGCATAGAACTGATAGGACTATCTTGCCAACGTGGATAAATTCCATCTGCAACTACGCCTTGTGCCCAGGGTCGGGTGTCTGTTGCGTATTTTTTGTCGTCTGCTGATGGTGCCATTCTGTACGACCACTTTGAATCGTGCTCAAAAACGTTTTCAAAATAGACTTGCCCGTTCGCCGTTGCAAGGAATGGACTAGCACAATCAAAAGAGATAGTAAAACTAGGGTTGACATATTTTCTCACAGCTCGTTGAATAACAGTAAGCAATACAGCCCACTCTAATTTACTTGTGCCCAAGAAGTGCATCCAATCATGTTTGCCCTCTTGTAACAAGTTGTCGTAACGTAATGCTACCAAACGCTTTAGTACCAAGTGTACGTCACACATGTTCTGACCACCCATGGACCAACCGTCAAAGTGTGTGTCTGGATACTTCACAGGATCGCAATAATCCTTCATGGTCTGATACCACTGCTCTGCTGAAGTATGGTTATCACCTTGAAGAACGTTCAAGAACCGAGCACCACCATTCTTAACACCTTTGCGATGTTTCATGAAGTATTCGTTGTTAAACTTTGTGGCATCCACAGCTTCTTGCAGTGTGATAATTTGACAAGCAGCCGATGCTTTTTTATCATGGATAACCCAGGTTGGGATATCCAAGATCATGCCATAGTCAGCAACATTGTCTAACCAATTGAGAATGAGTTCTCGTTTCTTTTGGGCTTTAGGACAACCAGAGTTGGCTTTCCAATCACCTTCCCACAGACCCTTTGCAATCTGGAATCCGCCTGAGTCTCCAAGGATAAATGAACCTGGTTCACGGCTTCGTACCATATCTTCCGACCAGTCTTGTTTAGCAAGATCGAGATTTGCATGTCCACCAGAGTATAAACTCCAACGGTAAGGGAATAACCCTTTGGTAGAGTTAAGCCAGTTAAGCTGCTCCATATCACTAAGGCCTTGAGGAAAGCGAGCTGGATCGACATATTGTTCATTCCTTTGCTTGCCTATGAATGTAGCATAAAACCCGCTGATTGCCGGAAGGAATACAGCGTAGTCTGATTGCTTGGCTGTGAGATTATCCTGACTCATTACTTGCTTTGTGCTGGTAAGATGTAGTTGTAAACTGCAAGACCGGAATCTACAGTAATCTTAGCGGCACCCTCGTCGCTGATATACATTGTCTTGTCACCAGTTAAGCTCAAGATGCTCATTACTTGTTGAGCAGGCCAAGACCAAGAATGTTTAAGAACACCACTTACACCTGGTTGGAACACAAAGTTACCAGCGTGTGTTGAATGATCGCCAAAGAAAAACTTCAAATCACCGCCTTCTGTTTTGACTTTAAAGTTCGGCTCTTCTGCGTTAGCTTGTGCTTGCATACGCAAACGTTGAATAGCAGCCACGGTAGGAGTAAATTCAATTGCCCAGTTAACACCTTTGAACTTTGGTGTTTTTAATTTCTCTGTCACAACAGATTCTGTCATGAATCGATAGTTGTTACGGAAGTCTCCGTGTGCGTTTTCAAAATCAATACCGTCTGGCTCGCCAGTTGTACGCTTGCTCAACGATAGTTTTGCACCTTCTTTATATTCTTGCAAGTTCAAAAGAATTTTGAGCTTGTTTAAGTTTGGCATACCAAATGTGCCAACAAAATCTGGATGCGGGTTTTTAAAATTGCCCTCTACTACCACAGACAAATCTTCGGCAATGCCTACAATATTTGTAGCGTTTGCGTCTCCAGTCACCTTGATCAAATCAATGAAGCCAAGGTCATGTGTATGTTCTACTAAATCTAAAAGATAATCTCTCATTGTATACTCCTAAGTATTAATTTTAACAGGGTTATTTAGAATTTGCAATTACTTTCGGTGAATTTTAGCCAGGCTTTGGCCACCTCTAAGCGTTGCAATTTCGCCATAACGTTTTACTTCCATCCATGCTATGTGGTATGGGCCGACTCTATGTTCAATGAGCTCAACGCCCATAGTTTTTAGAATTTCTAATATTTTCTTACCGGGCGTATAGCACATATAATTGTTTTCGGCTAGCCCTATGCCTTGAGGGTAATCGCAATCGTTGTAGGTAAAAAGCATTCTACCACCTGGTCTAAGTTTTTTGTAAAACTCTCGCAAATACTTTTCTACAACTTCAAGAGGTTTGTAGTTTAGATAATTGTAAGCAAAAATAAACCCAAATTGTCGATCGGGCAAATCCTTTAAAATTTCCCCATCTTCACGGTCGTTGATGATATACGGTCTAAGTCTGCGTTGGTATTCAACAGTAAACTTTTCTATCGCAGGCTTAATCAAATCTTCGTGGTGATCAACAACATATAGCGGATCCAACGGAACCATTTCTTCAATAAAGTTTTCTAATCCAGGACGTAAAATCATACCAGGTAGTCTCCAATCTCCATAAGATTGAATACGTGCCCTAATGGCAGCATTGTTCTCGTCATCGATTTTGAGTCGTCGTTGAAGAATGTATTCTGTAGTTTCGTATATCATCTCTTGCTCGTACAAGTTTGTACTCAATTGATAATAATCTGGTTCTCTATTTGCAATATCTTCGCGTAGTTTATTTTTAATGCACTCAAGTGTGCCTTGAAATTTTTCTATATCAGCACGAACTTGTGCAAGGTCATCAGCTAAGTCGTCTCTTAACGCCCCATACTGCAAATGATGACTGCTCACAGTGTGGCTAATGTTGGCTAATTGAGCTATGGCTGCTTGACAGTCAGGCACAAGCCCTTCTGATTCGAGAAGATTTAGATAGCCAACAATTTTGCTTAATGGTTTCATTCGAATGAAAATAATGTTGTAAAAGTATTAGCTGTGTTAGTAGCAGCCGCTAAATCCCAATCTAACACACCTAACAAGTTGTCAACCTTGCCGTCAACTACAGTTGCTTCCATTTCTGCGTCATCAAATGGCAATTCCTTAAACCATTGTGGCAAGTGTGCCTCATCTGTAGGATAACCGATAGACGTCCAACCCAGACCGTTAGGCTTTAACTTACATACGATAGTTTTCATACCATCAACAATTTGCATAGAATAGTTGTCGCCATTCATTCTGCGTAAGTTATTCCAGTTCATAGCAGCCCTAACGTGCCCTGGCATATTTGCCTTTCCTAAACGTGCTTCTTCGGCACCGTATTTGGTTAAGTTGTTAACACGCTTAGGCGAACCCTTTTCCCAGCCCGGACGCTCTTTGAATTCATATTTGAATTCACGAATACGTTCTACAATCTCGTCCTTGGTAGTACCAGCAAGTAGTTTATTTAGAATTTCTAACAAGAATTCTTGAATAATTTTAGGTGTGTCTGAACGCTTTAGGTCTAGTCCTGTGGCTTTGGTCTTGCCAATCTTGCCGTCTACGTCAAGACGCTTGCCTTCAATGTCAATAGCATTAACCGCATAACGTTTCTTAGTAATAAACAATCCGCGATCCGCTACAGTTTCACGACCGCATTTGATCAGCGATCCCATGTCCCTTGGACAATGGAAGGCCGTTTCCATAAACCCAGGGAAACTTTCGTTGACCTGCTCAGCAAGGCTGTCGTACAACGCAATACATGTCTCTTTGGACCATTCCATACGTCCTTCTTCAACTTCAGTTTTAAGGACAGGCCAGGCACTGAAGTAGCAAGAGTCGGTGTCTCCATAGATGACACTTTTCCCAACGTGGTCATACTCACCTGTGATACACTCATTGAGATAAGCATCCATGTGTTTTGCGATTGAACGACCAGTGAGGGTAGTTGACTGCCCAATACGTTTGTCAAAGAATCTACAGCCCGGGTTAAGAATAGCCCCGTACAAACTGTTGAGGTTAATCTTTTTAACCAACTGTCGCTTGTCCCAGAATGCAATATCTTTGGGGGTTGTAGCTTCTTTCTTTTTAGCTTGGAGTTCTTTTCGTTCTGCATACCAGCGTTCCAGTAGTCCGGGAATAACACCCTTTTTCTCATACGTCAAAATTGTGCCATTGGCAGTAAGTATCCACGGCTGATTAGAATCAAAGATCATGTGCCATACTTCCATTGCGGAATGTACAGTTTCTTCACCGCCTTCCCATTCAATGGTAATTTCTGTGCCACGTTCTTGATTCATTACCGCAGTATATTCTAATGACGCAAACAAACCTTCCCAAGCGGCCGCAAAGCTCATTCCTTGTCTCATGCGGTCTTTGATTAATTTGTTTGTCATTGTTTGGCGTAATTGACCAACAATGGTTTCTGGACCCATGTTCATAGCACGAATCGCTGATGGATACAGCGAGTTAATGTCAACAGATCCAATCCATTCATGCACACCTTTTTTAGGATATGCAACATAAGCACCTGCGGCCTGTGTATCTTCACTGTCTAGTCGTTGCTTGCGATTAGGTACAACAAGTCCACGTTCGTGAGCTTCGTTGATAATAGCCTGTTCAGTCACAGCCACAGCACCCATTGTAGTTTGGAGCAACACAGTATTGGCGTGTGCAAGTTCGTTTGCAAGATCTAAGAAACGTAATTTCTTATCTAGCTTACCGATCAGTGCAGTATCTTGGCGGTTATATTCAATAAATGTTTTGAAGTGCAAGTTGTAAAGTTGATCCAACGTACCTTCGAATTGTGTTTTACGTTCGCCTAGCTCATATTCGCAAATAGCATCAAGCGAATATGAGTGACGTTCTTCGTATGTATATTTGCGATACAGTTGCATATAGTCCATATGGACTCGACCAACCAAATCGTATGTTTCGTTTTCAGCACCAAAACGTTCAAACATACGTTTCTTAGGAAACTGACCCCACAAACAAAACTTGCGTGTATCATCTTTAGATAAAATACGAGTAGTCCTGTTTACAGTATATGGAATATCATAGCCTTCTGAGTTCCAACCGCTTAGTACATCTGCGTCTTCGATGATGTCTAAGAACATCTTAATCATTTCCTCTTCAGTTTCGAACAGGATAGTATTTTCAAACTCAGATACTAACTCTTGTGCTGTTTCCCAGCTGAGATGCTTTGGTGGCACAGCCAGTGTTATTAATTGATCGAGCCAGTCTAAATAAACAGAAATAGCTGTAATAGGATTAAACGGATCTTCTACAGGCGAGAATCCACGATCCTTGTCAAATGCAACCTCAATGTCGAAAAATGCTGTGTTTAGCCCAGGAGCATCTTGATCTTTGTAGTTCTCTTCAAGACAACGAAAGATAGGATTGATGTCACTTTCGTAAATCTGTTTGTTGCCGTGCATGCGAATTTCTTTGCGAAACTCTTTGTTGTTGCGGCTGCTAAATCTTGATACAGGCGTACCGTAAAGGCTTCTGAATTTGCCTCTAGGGTCGTCGTAATAGAAAATATAACTAGCTGGAAATTCTTGATATTTTCTCACGCCATCTCGGCGTTCTACTACATGAATGCGATCGTGTTCACGATCAAAAAGTGCGTCTACGTAACTCATTTGTCTCCGTTTGTGGCCGGTAAGCCGTGATTCATGCTCGTGATGTGAGCGACTCTTGTATATTTATTGTTTAATTTAACAGAGTTAGAATTCTGTCTGCCCATTTGCGATTACACCAAGAACTATGATGCAGTTTATCTTTAGCACCGTTATCGAAAAACCAGGTCTTACCGTCAATCTTTTGATCTATGTGTAGCTCAATGTTGCGTTGTTTTAAAATATCTAAGATATGCAAAGGAAAAGCATCGCTAGATTCTAAACAGATATGCAACACAGGAATACTATATTGTTTACAATGTGTGTCAGCATCGATTATAGAAGTGATCCATGTTTTCCAGAAATTTGAATTAGATAACTTCAAACTTTCCTTAAACCAACTGTTAGCGTTTGAAATATTATAAAAACGAGCTCGGTCTTGTTCCCATACTGTAGCACGAAATGGGTTAGGCCATTGAACAATAACCATAGTTGGATTTTTGCTATAAGGTATCCATTGCTTTAAATTATGGCAACAAAACTCAGCGTTACTTCCGCCCTTGGCTAGATTTGCTACTGGTATTTTAAGATCTTGAGAAAGATAATAAGACCATGTTTCGTTGGATTCTAATCCATGGCCTTCGGTTAAACTACAACCTAACACTAAAAAATAATCATCAGACAAAGAATCAAAATCTAAAGTCCTGTATCCATGCTTATTAAATTTAAATGTTACTTGATCGGGTTCGAGCCAAGTTTTAGATTGACAAGTCGGTATTGTAACTACCGGTTTAGCAAAATAATCTTGTAACGTAAACCCGGGATATAAAATCACAATGTTTTACCAACTGTTTCAAGGATTGTTTCTAGCAGTTCGTGATTTTGTTTTTCTTTACCAAATTCTGCTTTGTGTGCTAACTTGATGGCCTTCTTAAGTACAGCAGGTTTAATCTCTAATTCTTCAGCGACAGCTTTGATAGTGTCTGTAAGCCCACCTTGAAGAGTATCGATTTCGTGCATAACTTGCATGCCCTCGTTGATAATCTGGGTAAGTTTGAGTTTTTGCTCGCCGTTGAATGTTTTAGTTTCGCTCATGTGATCTCCAAAAATTGTATTATACTATCGAGATTGGTATTGTTCAAGTATTTTGGTTAACTGGGATCGAACTCTATTTTCGTACCAATCAAAAATAGTAGAGTAAACATGGATGTTATTTTCAAATCGTTTCTGGCAGGTTAGCCAAGTTTGTTTGGCGTACTCAACATCAGTTAATAATCGTTTGTTAGCATCTAATGCGGCTGTGATACGATCGAAAGGATTTGCAATGAGATCGTAGTTGTGATCAACAACGTCGTCGAACATGTCAAATCCTATGTCACGTAAATGTTGAATGGCTCCGCGACCGCTGAGTATAATTGGAAAATTACAACCAAAAAAACTGTGTGCAGTTTTTTCTGTTAACATAAACGAAGGAGGAGCAAACGATGATTCACTTACAACTTCTACAAAACTATTGCGATAACGCGGACGCAGCTTTATGTTAAAGTTTCCTATGTTGTCGTTTATTCCTTTGCCGTATGCTTTGTATATTTCAAATTCGTCAGACTCTTGTTCTTGCGTAGTAGACATCATAAGTTCATATCCTGTTAAGATTTTTTCTCTAATATCAACATGACGCTCGTCGTCAAACTCCCAGCAAATTCTATCTAAGTATTGTTTAGGTTCAAACTGTGTATCTTTTTGGCTGTTCCACAAGTAGGTAATTTGTCCATATTTTGCATAATCAGCACCAAACAAATAGCTTAGTGTAGTAATTCTGTGGTCTCGACGATTTCGATTTAAGCATATAAATGATTTGTTGCTGTCAAAGTTCTTATCAAACACCGGCTCCAGTTTAAGATATTCTTCACGTTGGTTGACGTAATCGCCGCCCCATGGAACAATGTGAAGATTAGGTTCTTGTATTTCTCTTTCAAGATGTTCTAGACTTGTAAAAATTACAAAAGTAGTCGCAGGATTTTGTCTGGCCATCTTAGCAAGTAGTTGGGAACCTACTTGCTGTGTGTCATGCCAAAAATTAAAATCTTTCCAACAATCAATTAAATCTTTGATACCTAAAAACAGTAATGGTGCGTTAGTTTCGTATTTTTCTATAAACTTCTGCATACTGGACGGTGGATTGCTCCACATGTAATATGACGGAGTTCCTGGTGCCAGGTCATTAACAACACGTTGAAACATGTCAAACGTAAAATCATCGGTTGTAGGTTTACTAATAGGGTATATCATAATCTTACTGATTTCCAGTCATTGAATAATATTTGTGCTTGATCAAGCATAGGGGTTAGGTTCATAGATTCAGCAACTCTTAGATATTCTGTTGAAAACGAATCGTTGTTAGTTAACATTTTTGTTAAATGTATTGGCTTCATATTGTGCAATACTTGATACTTGTTAAAGTAATAATGTTCATCGGGACGAACAGCAAAACCAAGTTTTTCTTGTGCATCAGAAACCCAGGTGCCCCATGTATCTAAGTCTAAGTCAACATAGTAGTAATCATAGTTATCTGTAAGCTCAATGTCAAAATGAAATTCAAAAGGATGTATTGGAAAAATAATTGCCGGAAATTTATTTCTAACTTCAAGTTTTCTAAACATCTCTAAATCTTTGTAGTCTGCAAAACCACGATGAAAATTTTGCCATGTATCAAACTGTTGTTCGACTTTGCTAAACCTATACAATTCTAGTCTATCGAAGTTTTGGGGAATAATTCCGTTAAGGCGAACCAAACGTTCTAATGTTTGTTTGCCTAACAACGGCATCACCTCGTGTGACAACCCAAACAACCTTGCTAACAGATGACCAGCATGCCCGGGCATGTACATTATTACTATGGTTTTCATAATAAAATATTTTGCACTTTTGTAGGTTGAAGCAACAACCAGTGATCCAAAAATTCTAGTTGTGCGTTATTAGGCTGACTGAATCCTGGTAATGATTTTGATTTCATAAATTCTTTGAGCTCAACTTTTTGTGTTGGTTGAAATATTTTTTCTACATGCAACAATTGTGGATCTAAATTGTTGACTTGTGTGCGAATTATTTGTCGCAAATATTGCTTTGTACTATCAGGAGCATTGAAAACTTGTTTGCTAGCTTCGGTAAACCAATATGCTTGCTTTTCCCAACACATTCGTAATTGTAGCTTAAAATCAGCGTAAAGTAAAATCTTATGAGTGCCGCGACTTATATCAAGATTTTGCCGCATCGAATCAGGAGACCAAAGAGGATTGCAAACCAAAAACAATCTTGGCGATGTTTTGGTTAGTTTGCATTTTTGGTTGTCGGGCCAGAACTCATTGTGCTTCCAATTTTTTGGATGTGTAGTTAAGTTAAGTGGGAATTGTTGACTGATAAGATCTTGAACAGAATTGTATTCTAAACCTGTGTGGTATTGCCCTGACAACAGCAGGTAATAAAATAAGGCAAAGCCGCCGGACCCGCCTTGGTATAAAATAGTTATGTCTTGTTTCAAGGCTAATATTTATAGACCACCCAGCAACCAATAAATATTACAATGGCAAACAACTTTTGTAGATTTCTTAGCAATGGATATCGAATCAAAAGCGACGGTGTAGGACTTGTGTATCAACCCTGTTGCTGGTATTCCAAGGAAATCGATTTACTAAACAATCCAAACTTTGACCAAGAGAAACAAGCAATTACTAACATCTCTGGTTGGGTGCCTGAGTGTGCAAGTTGTAAACAGATTGAAGATAGCGGTGCGTATGGAAAACATAGCCCACGTCTACGTTCATTTGAAGAAATACCCGACGGGTCTATTCCGGATAATGTTCCAGCTTGGATGGAACTAACAATCGATACTACGTGTAATGCTGCTTGTATTATGTGTGGACCGCATCACTCAACAACGTGGCGTAAACAAGAAGTTAAGTTTAAAATTAAAACAAAAGATGACTTACCGGACCTAGCTGATCCGTTGGGTTGGTTAGAACTAATCAAAAATAAGTTTCCACTAAAATATGTCAAAAGCGTAAGTTTTTTAGGAGGTGAACCATTTGAATCTCCTATCCCATTAGAATTTTTAAAACTGTTAAAAGCCACACACAGTACGCTAAAAGACGTAGTGGTACATTTTCAAACCAACGGTAGTATAAAGCCCAGCGATGAACTAATGCTTCTTGCATCAGAGTGTGCCCTTATTAAATTTAACCTCAGTGTCGATGGTGTAGGCAAAAGGTTTGAATATCATCGGTATCCGCTAAAGTGGGAAAGAATTGAAACAACGATCAAACATGTGCAAAGTCTAAAGTTAGAAAATTTACGTTTTATAAATCTAGCAACACTAACACCTCTTAATGTTTGGTACTACAATGAGTTAGAAGACTGGGTTAAGACTACATTCGATGATCCTGAACTAATTTCGTTAAAGCCTAATAAAAGTATAGGCATGATAGATCTAAGACACACGCCTAATAGACTTAGGATTGAAGTCTACTCCAAGTTTGGATTGAACCACTCAGTTTCTAAGTTGTTTAAAGGTTTAGAGATTTACAATACAGCATCATGTATTGATTACCTTAACAAATTAGACCACTATAGAAAAACAAACTGGCGTGAAATATATCCAGACATCGTGCATCTTTTAAAATAATGTCAAACGATTTTTGCAAATATCTTAGTAATCAAATACGTGTAGAGTACGGTCAACTGCGTCCTTGCTGTTGGTTTACGGATTCAGTTGACGTCACAATCTCAAAAGATGTTGCAGGATTTCAAAACGATCTTAACAAAATCGTAGATTGGAAAACTGCCGGTAGCCGTTGCGATGAATGTAAGATCCGTGAAGAAAAAAAATTATTTTCCCCTAGACTACAATCCTTTGAAAGAGCAGCATTTAGAAATGTGTCAGACGATAGTAAAGTATCTTTAGAAATTCAAATTGACAAAGATTGTAATGGAGCCTGCTTAGTATGTGGCCCTTGGAATTCAACAACGTGGGAAAAATACAATAACAAAATTAAAAACATTCCTATAAGAGAAGTAGCAAATCCAAAAATAGCCAGTGATGAGTTTGTTAGAGAGCTAACTAGGATAATTGATTTTTCTTCTACACGAGAGATATTATTTCTCGGCGGCGAGCCACTAAGAACAGATAGTCATATTCAGCTCTTACAAAATATTCAAACACCAGAACAGACTATAGTAAAGTATACAACTAACGGAAGTTATCGTCCAGATGCTAAAACTTTAGAAACATGGAGTAGATTCAAAGAAATCCAATTACAGTTTAGTATTGATGGAATTGGTGAGCATTTTAATTATCTACGATGGCCGCTGCAATGGAGTCAAGTTGAAGATAATTTAAGGTTTATTTTAGACCTACCATCAGATTACATACAGCTGACTAAGTTTAGTTATACTACAACGCCACTTAGTTTGTATTACCATAACAGATACGAAGAGTGGGCTAATAATTTCTTCCAAGGTACAAAACACAAAGATATGTTCGTTAAGCCTTGGCAACCACGAGGAGAAACACCAATGAGATTAAGTGCGACTCCACCAAGGTTGCAGCATGCTATAAAAGAAAAATATGGTCCTGACCATGCAATTTTTAAATTGTTAGAGCCATTCAATCTCAAACAATATGTTTCTTTTATTAATTATCTGCGTTATCATGACAAACACAGACAAACAAAATGGCAAGATGTATTTCCTGAGATGCAGGAGTTTTTTACATGATTCTGAATTAAGAAGTATTTCCGGTAAAAGCTCACTTTGAACATCTAGGTAGCGAATCTTTCAGTCCAGGCAGCAGCCGCCCACTCGGTCCTAAGGCTGAGTTCTTTAAATGCGGTTCTTCAAACGGTTGTACGATTCAGCAATGGCGTTGCTTTCTGCAACACCTTTTTTATGTGCCTTGTTAAGTTCTTTGTTAAGAATATCGCTAAACTTGTTGCCAACTTGTTTACGATCTAACATGCTTTCTGGACCCAGATGAATGTCGGGACCGTTGGGTACATTGTGTTTGTCTCTTGAACCGTAGGTGCTGTGGCTTACACGACCATCGCGACCTGGCTGCGGACTACCTTTGTCCATTTCCGCCATGCCTTGCTTACGATAGAAATCAGGTATTTCGGGTTCGATTGTATCTCTCCACCACTGGTATGAATATACACTATAATACCCTCTTTCTTTTTTCTGGTTGTATGCCTCTGCTTGTTCTTTTGATTTGAAGCCACGCTTGAATAAAACACCAGATCGTGGATCACTAAGTACAAAATCCAATGGAGTATCTTTGACGATATTGCCTAACATACTGTCAAACTTTGCGTCACCAGTTGCTTCCGCCACACCTTGCTCTACTGGTTTAGCCCAGTTAATCATTATGCTACGGCCTGCTTTTTGTGCAGCCTTTTCGGCTTTTGCACGAGCTTCATTT